ATAACCGTTGGTCAGAGCCGAGGTTGGGTGGCTTTGATTTAGCGTGGTGCTGATTGCAAGCAAGCCATACCCGGCAAGCGTTGCCGCATCAGCAGACGAAGAGCCTGCACCAAACGCGATGTTACCCCACACACCCGACGCAGTAGTGTTGCTGGTAATGTAGATATACTTTGCCTCACCCGGCGCAACCGTAATGATCGTAGACGCACCACCGAAGGTTGTAACAGTAAACGAGTTTGAGCCAACATTTCGGATTAGCGAGTCCTCGCCTACAGACGCCTCATTGGCCGCAGGCACACGCAATTGCAGGCCAGCCGATGAGGCATTGACCTGCATGATTCGAGCGATGAAGTCGGTCGCGGTGGTGCTGTTAGAGGGCCAATTCAGTTGAGTGTTGGCCGTCAGCGTTACCGTCCGGTACGAGACATCGGTGGGCTGTATGACATCGCCCGTGAATGGGGAAACATAACTCATGTGTCAAGTACCGCCGCTTGTCGGTCTCCAATACGCTGAATGTCTTCAGTCTTCAGCACCTTCATGATGCCGTCGTACTGAGCCTGCCACATAGCAATGCGCTCGTCGTTCTTGAGGTACGGCATGGCCTGCAACAGGGAGCCGTAGAGCAATGCTTGGGGTGCGTACTGGGTGAACCAGTTGGTTTGATTGGACACATCCAGAGGCTGGACGCGCTCGTAATAGAGAACCTCAAAGGAGTACGCCGACGCAGGGGTCGGAGCAACAAGCCAGTGAGTGTAGTCATAGTCTGCGTAGTAAGCCGGGACGCCTTCCAAGGTTTGGTTGGGCCAGTACTCGCGCAGGTATTCGTATTTTCTCAAGAGGATGGGCTGTCTAACACCTGCGACAGTCACATTCATTGACACGGTCTTATGCCACCGGGCGGGCTTTTCGATGACAGGCTGGCTCTGCACCATGTTGCTGGTGTTCACCGTCAGGTTGCCAAGAAACTTGATTTCTGCGGCGATAACCTGCTCCGCCAACATGATGAAGGTAGGAATCTTGGCAATCGTCTCGGCGTCAGTACGCTCCAGATATTGCTGGATGTCTGTTACGAGCGAGTTGTATGTCATCACGACGGCCATTACCAACCACCTTTCTTGGCTTTAGCACCTGCCATATTCGCGACGAGCGATGGGTATTTTGTTCCTGTTTTCTGGGCAAAAGCCTTCGCGGCTTTTTTTTGATTAGGACTCAACTCCTTCGGCTTCCCCAGCGATTTTGGGCGCTTCTTTTCCCATACGGGCTTATCTTTCATTGTAAACCTCGGCTTCCATATTGACAACGCTATTTACATCACAGCGCACTCCGCCTGACGGCGTTTCACGAGGCCCGGCAAAACTTTGCCACCTCCCCTAGTCCAAAGCATCAACTGCTCTTTGGCACCTTCCCAATCTTGTTCATTGATTTTGCGCTTGAGCGTACTGGTCTGTAGCCTGCCGACACCAAGGTTGTACGCAAAATCCACAATGGCATTCAGTTTGCCCCAGTCATTTGTCTGCATAGCAATTGTCAGGAGAATCGGACACTGCCGGATTGTCCCGGGGGCATATCGATGCATCAGTTCAGAAACGAGCAAAGCCCGCGCCGTGGGTTCATCCATGGGCGGGTCTTGTAGCGTGACTTTGCGACCGTCACCGTAGAAGGTTGAGCCGTACCCAATCGTGGGCACGCCTGCCGGGCAGAGGTAGGGTTTAGCCTTATACCCCTCGAACCTCTTGCAGAGTTCGGTCGCAATGTCTAAGTTCATGCAAGTCCACGCTTTGCCAGTGTCCTATCAAGAATCCAATAGTTGACGACGCCAGACAACAGGGCCATGTCGTCAACCGACCAAGCCTCTTTCAAGACTTCCAACATAGGCTGGCCTGCAAGGTACGCCAAAACGATTGCGGCGGTCTTAGCGACGCCGTAGAGGAGCAGGAGATAGTAGGTCATCACCGGGCGCACAGAAGCGCTCAGAGAGGCCACCCAGCCCCCTGCGGCCTTGACCATCTCGGTCTGCTGATCAATAGCGGCCTTAAAGGCATCCATGACGCCGACATCGACAGCCATGTCACGCTGGGCGCCGATCTCTTCAAGTCTGATCTGACCGCGCACCTTCTCAAGGTCGCACTGCTTATCAAACATTGCCAACTCGTGCTGGCGCTCATTCTTCTTGTCGAAGTACTTGATGACCTCTGGAACAAGGCGGAATACACCGCCAAGCAAAGAGCCAAGAATTCCACCACCGAGCATTTCAAACATTATTTTTTCCCCAGTTTTTCGCGTTCTTCAAGCAAACGAACCTTGACCTGCAACTCGTTGATGTGAAGCATCAACTGCTCTTTCTGAATGGCGCGACGCTCGGCGGATATGGGGCTGTCGGTCGGAATACCCTCTTTGGTGATCAAAGCAGGCATTTGGCCCTCGATCTTTGTCAGCCGCTCAGAGAAGGAGGCGACCTGCCCCAGAAGCCACGCAAGGGCGGCAACCACAATTGGAATTACTGCTTTCAGTACATCTGACCAAGCCATAAGCGCCTCACTTATCTACCTTGTTGTCGAGTTTGTCGAAAATCTTTCCGAGCATCCCCTTGATTTCATTGATGTCGTTGCGATAGTCGTCACGAGTCACATATTGCAGAGGCATTTCTGAAATACGATCCTCGATGCGAATGATCGAGCGCGACAATGAGTTGAGAATCCAACCGCCAAACGCCCCCGCAACCCCGAATGCGAGATTAAGAAGCGTCTGGTTGTCCATTCTCGGCTTTCGGTTGTTCTTTGGCTTCAGCCTGCATCGCTTCTACCAATTGGAAAACCTCTTGGTAAGGACGAGTCCCAAGGTAGCCAATGATTGCGTTGAGGAGTTGTTCAGAGATTTGCAGTTTTTTCATTTTTGTTCCTTATGCGACATAAGTGCCGCTTGTTGTAAATGTGTGGATAGTGAAGCCACCAGAAGTTGTTACTGTTCCGCCAGTGCCGCGTTGCGTGCCAACATAGGAAATGATGACAACGCCAGACCCGCCGTTTGCCCCTGCATAAGCAAGGACTGAAGTGGCGCCGCCGCAACCACCACCACCGCCACCAGTGTTGGCAGTTCCATTGGTCATGCCTGCGTTGCCATTATTGTCACCACCACGACCACCACCGCCAGTTCCACCGCTTTGACCTGTTTGTGCGCCACCAATATTTGCGCCGCCACCACCACCACCACCGCCATAAGTTACAGCAGTACCACTGATAGAAGAGGAAACACCATTACCTCCAGTGCCAGATGTGCCACCAGCATTGCCAGCATTTTGACCCGCCGCTCCAGCGCCTCCGCCTCCAGCCGCCATTTGCTGACCATTTGTACTCGCGCCCCCAGCGTAACCTTGACCAGATGTGCCAGCGCCACCGGGTTGACCAAGACTAATGCCGCCACCAGCAGAACCGCCACCAGAACCACCAGAGTTTCCGTTTTGGTTTGAGTCAATTGGGTTGTAAGCGGCCATACCGCCGCCGCCGCCGCCTATTGAAGTAATGGTGCTAAAAACAGAATTACTTCCATTCACCTTACCGCTGGCAGAGCCAGCACCTCCAGCGCCAACTGTCACCGTGTAGGTGGTTCCGCCAGTCAAAGTTATCTGGCCTTCGGCACTTGCCCCGCCACCAGAGGTTCCAGCAGAAGTGCGGAATCCACCTGCACCACCCCCAGCACCACCATCGTTGTAATATCCTTGGTCTATGTGACCGCCGCCCGCCCCGCCACCAGCAACAACTAAAAAATTGGCAAAGTAAGTAGCAGAGTCAGAAAATGGAATCCATGAACTTGTTGTGGCGTTGTACCACTCTGGGGTTTGGAGTGTTGAGTTGTAACCTTGTTGCCCAGCAACAGGCGAAGAGGGGCGACCAGCCGTCGTCCATGTCGCTGGGACAGTCCCTGTTGTTCCGTCAAAAATTTGCGGCATGACGCTATCTCCCTTGTATTAAACCTGTGCAGGCACTTCAACCCAAGCAGTTGTAGCCTCGTCCCAGCGATAAGGTTTGCCATCATTAGGCATAGCAACTGGGGCATCCCATAAACAAGTGTTGTCATTCAACACCCAAGATGCAAAGGGCTGAGGAGGGATGAACGCATCACGGGTGCGGTCGTAGGTGAAGCCGATCCCTGCGTAGTTCTTACGCAATGGAGTGCCACCGTTCTTGTGAACGCCACCATGTGTGTTGTATGAGGTCTGAATCCACTCACCGGGGCTTGAGTCCACGAAGGTTTTAAAGAATTCAGGTTCAGCGACGATGACTTGAGAGACTTTACCGTCGACTACTTTTGCGAAATGTGCCATGTTGATTGCTCCTTAAAAGATTGATTAGGAAGTGAAAGTTCCAGAGGTTGTGAAGGTGTGGTAGGTATATCCGCCACTCGATGTGACGGTACCACCAGTGCCACGCTGAACGCCAAGGTAGCGAATGATTACGATACCAGAGCCACCTGTACCAGAGTTGCCACCACCTGTTGCTCCGTTACCAATACCACCAGCGCCACCTCCGCCACCTCCAGTGTTAGCAGAGCCACCAGAGCCAGCAGTTGCGCTTTTTGCGCCAAAACCACCACCGCCAGCACCTCCAGTTGCGTCTGGGAATGAACCGCCACCGCCTGATTGACCAATACCGCCACCACCACCGCCAGCATAGTAAGTGCCAAGTGACTGCCAATTCAAACCATCGCCACCGTTACCGCCCTTTACCCCTGCGGTTCCATTTTGCCCAACGGCTCCAGCACCTCCGCCACCACCGCCGCCGCCCCAAGGGGAGTTTGCGCCACTACCAGTACCGCCAGCATTACCCTGCCCTGCTGTACCAGAGCCACCCGGTGCGGTTATTGTGTTTGTGCCACCACCTCCACCACCAGAGCCACCATTACCGGGGGCGATAAGAGCGTCGCCGTTGTATGGGCCACCTCCACCACCACCAAAAGCGGTTGTAGAAAGACCCGTGCCAATCAAAGAAGAGTTTGAGCCAGTGCCACCAACAGAAAGGGTTCCATCTGGCGGTGTTGTTCCACCGCCACCAACAGTTACTGTATATGCAACAGATGGATTGACGGATGCAGAAGTGGCAATATAACCACCAGCACCACCACCGCCGCCATATCCTCGCCCACCACCGCCACCACCAGCAACAACTAGGTAGTCAATTGGATAATTTAAATCAAGAGAAGCCCATGCGCCATTTACATAAAACTCTACAGCCCCAGTAGTTGTGTTGTACCTTTGCTGACCAGCAACTGGAGATGCAGGACGCTGTGCAGTAGTACCAGAAGGCAACCACATTGCACCCGTCACATTGTTCATGTTGACGAGACCGCTAATTGCTTGAAACTCAAGCGTTCCGCTATTGTCAGATGTGGTTGTTACCCCTGTTATGCCAGAGACTACGCCATCGTCTGCTTTAATGATTGATGTCATGTTCTATTCCTTATTTAAACGGCTTGCCAGTAATCCAAGCAACAAGGCTATACCGAGTTCCTTTGGTTACAGGGCGAACTTCATGCAATACATAACTTGGGAAGACTACCATTTTGCCCAATTCCTTTGGCATTAAATCAGCCTCTTTGCCAATTTGCAAAGCCAACTCACCGCCTTCATAGTCCTCTGGTGAAGACAATTGAATTGTCAATGACAACTTGCGGACTGTGCCATTGAGAATCTTGTCGATATGCATCCCGTAGTGACCAGTCGGCGCATCGTAGCGAGTGAACTGAAAGCCTTCCGCCATGCCAAACAAGTCAAAGTTGAAGAACTGGCTGTTGATGTTGAGGACAGCATCAGTCACGCGACGGAATGCAAACTCAATGTCTGCTCCATAGAGCCAAGCAATTTGACTTTCACGAATGTCTTTTTTTGCTTCACCGCCAGAAACTGTTGCCTCTTCCAACTTTGCATTGCCAATAGCAATGATAGCCATGCACTCTTCAGGCGTGAATAGGTTATCCATATAAGCCCAGTTCTGGGTCTTATCGGATTCAAATTGCCAAGATGCGTTGACGGTCATGCTGTGTATGTTCCGCTAGATGTGAAGGTGTGATAGGTATAGCCGCCAGTTGAAACAACAGTTCCACCAGTACCGCGCTGACCACCTGTATAGCGCAAAATGACAATACCAGAGCCACCATTTGCTCCGGGTGGATAAGACCCATTGTTTCCGCCGCCTCCACCGCTACCAGTATTGGTTGTTCCTGCAACAGCCGCAGTGTTGGTTGGTACTTGACCAGCGCCTGCACCGCCTCCGCCAACACCTCCAGCGCCATTACCATTTCCACCGCTACCGCCACCAGACACAGCCACACCTGCCGCACCGCCGCCTCCACCGCCTGCGTAGTAACCACCAGAGCCTGTAGATGTTGCGGTTGCCCATGTTGAATAGTTTGCGCCTGCGCCACCAGTTGTACCCACATTGGTAGATGTGCCGTCAACACCCTGTGCGCCTGCGCCACCGCCGCCTTGACCGCAATAAAAATTACCAGCAACCGCATAATTGTTGCCGCCCCTATTGCCTTGACCAGCAGTTCCAGCACCTCCTGAAACCGAAGTTCCCGATGTGCGACCAACAGCGCCACCACCAGAGCCGCCTGCGTTACCAGCAGTTCCGCTATCTCCGCCGCCCGAACCAGAGCCACCACCACCACCACCAACACAAGTGGCATAAGCGGCTACTGCTGAGTTACTGCCATTGCTTCCATTTCCAGAACCGCTACCATTTCCGCCAGCGCCAACGGTAATTGAAATAGATGACCCACTCGTCACATTGGTAATTGTTGCGTTTAAAAGTCCGCCTGCGCCACCACCCGCGCCCCTATCCCACCCTCCGCCACCGCCACCAGCAACCGCAAGGTATTCAATGTTGTAAACGGAAGATTGAATAGAGTTCCAAGAAACCCCGTCATAAAATTCCATGAAACCAGTTGTAGTATTCCAGCGTTGTTGCCCAACAGTAGGACTCGCTGGTCTTTGTGCTGTCGTGCCAACAGGCAAAGTTAAGGCGCCAGTTGCGCTGACAGTTGCAATCCCAGAATCTGGTTGCAAAACAATGTTGCCAGTTGTGTCGCCCGTAGTCTGTAGGGCGGTTGTAGTAGTTGTTCCTGCGCGTATCGTTGACATTTTTTATCCTTACAGAAGAACTTGACGGCTACCAGAAGGCAGAGTGAAAGTAGCGCCAGACGCAACTGTCCAAGGGCCAACCGTGATCACATTTGCATTCGTTGGAACAGTGTAATTTGAAGTCACTTGGTTTGCGTGAGTCAATACACCGTTGTTCGCATATAACGCTGACGCTTGCAGTTGTCCGCTTGATGGCGTGTAAAGCAACTTCGCGTTGCTGGTGTACAGCGTCGCGGCAGTTCCGGTCGTTGCGTTTGCAAAAAGCGGATACAGAGCCGTTGCGGTCGAAATATCGTTGCTCAGTGATGCACCACCAACAGAGGCCCAAGTTGTGCCGTTGTAACCCTCAAACTCACTGGTCTGGGTGTTAAAGCGCAACATACCGCTGACCGGAGAACCGGGGCGTGCGGCAGTGTTTCCCTTGCTAATCGTCAATGCGCCAGACGATGAGAAGGTTGAGTCAGACGACGCAGTCAGGGCGCCAGTCACGGCCAGCGTGGTGCCGTTCCAAGTCAGGTTTGCAGAAGCACCAAGCGCACCGCTGTTGTTAAACTGAATTTGCGTGTTCGATCCAGCCGCGCCACCGATGATGCTTGATGCCGCAACCCATGTAGGCACAGTGCCGTTGGACTGAAGAATCTGGCCGTTGGTACCAATACCCAAGCGAGTCAGGGTTGTCGATCCAGAGGCGTAGATGATGTCGCCACCGTTGTACGAGGACAGCCCTGTACCGCCGTTTGCGGCCACAAGGGTTCCAGACACGGTTACAGCGCCGCCAGTAGCGGTGTTTGGCGTCAGGCCAGTGGTACCAAAATTAATGGTTGTCAGGTCGCTTTGAGACGCAAGCAAGCGAACCACGCCGCCGCTGTCTTTGTAGTACAACTTGCCGTCAGCAATGTTGATGGCGAGTTCGCCATTTGCAAGGTTGATTGCAGTAGGAACCGCACTAGCGGTCGTACTGAAGTAC